CGTATTGTTTTTTAGTCATGGCAGCTTCTTGTTCTTCGCGCCATTTAACAATTTGCTCAGTGAAATCTATTTCTTTCATTTCTCTATTTTCTTTTACACTTATTTTTCGGTCATTTCCATTAATTTTCCAGCTGGTTGCCATAAGCTTATCGGAGCGTTGGTTCTAACAGATAAATTCTCAGGTTTTAACAACACTGCTCCCGGGGCATTAGTTTTAATTATTGGTTTGCCCATATTTTCTTTATCTTTGTAATAATCCATTTCCACTTGGAAAAACGCAGGGACAGAGAATCTTATTTTTTCTAATCTTCCTCTTTCGTCAACTGACACGCAACCTTTTGCGCCAAAACTTATAACTAACACACATAAGAATAGTATTTTTTTCATTTTTTACTTCTTGTCCTTCTGGTAGGTTTCTCTACCACTTGAACCTGCATAGGCGGAGGATTTACGGGAACTTCTTCCCAGCCAATAAAACTGGGATCACTAGCTTTTGGTAAATAAGCATCTCCGCCATTTTTAGGTAAAGTCTTTTCAATAGTAAGCTGTTTTAACTGCTCATTTGGCACCAACATCTTAGTTTTGCGGTCTGTCATGTAGAAAACCGTATTACGAATTCCGACCCGAACTATACGGGCTTGACGACCAGAAATATAAATGATATCGTCATTGTTAAAATTATTTCCCATAAATACAAGTATACCTTGAGCAAAATTCATTATCATGTCTTTTGCCATTATGGTTATAATAGCTATCATCAATAGCCATCCATATTCCCCAATAAGGCTTTCCAAAAAGCCTTCCACATTTTCTTTATTCATCCCTCCGTCAGACAATTGATTCAAATTTGTACCTAAATTGACTAACTGCGGGATTGCGTTTGTAATCTCTTCCATGACTTTTCCTTTAACATTACACTAAAACCGTGTATTATATTACTGATGTCAAAAGTAAAACGTGCAGGAGACTTTGAGTCTCTTGAAGTTAGCGACGGGAGAGTAAAGATCCATCAGAGGGATCCAATTAAACCAAAAGACAATTTTTATATAGAAGAATTGCCTTGGACAGAAAAACAAAAACGATTTATAGACTTATCTTTAGACAAAAATACTAGGTTGATATTATGTAAAGGTCCAGCGGGTAGCTCTAAAACACTTTCTGCTGTATATTCAGCACTGCACCTTTTAAACAACTCAAAAGTTTCTGATGTTATCTACATGCGCTCAGCGGTAGAAAGTTCCGATTCTCGATTAGGTTTCCTCCCCGGAGACGCAGATGAAAAACTTCATTATTATAATTTACCTTTTATGGATAAATTAGACGAGCTCCTGAGTGAAGAAACTGTAAAAAAACTACAAAAAGAAAAAAGGGTTTCAATACACCCTGTCAACTTTGCGAGAGGTATGAGCTGGAACGGAAAAGCTATTCTTTTAGATGAAGCTCAAAATAGTTCTTTTCGTGAAATCGTTACAGTTTTAACAAGAATAGGTAAGTATTCCAGATGCTTTATTATGGCTGACCCTATGCAAACAGACTTAAAAAATGGAAACAGAGGAGGCTTTGAAAAATTATTTGCGGCTTTTGATGATGAAGAAAGTAAAAGCATGGGAATTCATACTTTTGAATTCAATGCTGACGATATTGTTAGATCAGAGTTAACTAAGTTTATTGTGGAAAAAGTCAATACTATTGAGACTCATTAACATTTTCTTCAATCAGTTTAGCGGCCAAAGCTGAAAATTTCCTGACTTTATACTCGGGGATATCCCAGAAGAAAGCGTGAGTTAATTCTTCTATAAGAACGCTCATTTTCCTTCTGTCTTTTAACTTTGGGTCAATAAGGATTGTGGGACTGTCTAATTCTGGATTGCCACACAAACCGTCAGCGTTGTATTTATAATGAGGTTTTCTCCATATTAGCTTATACTCTATACCGTCTGAATTGGTGAATTTCGAGCTTCGCATACCTACAAGATAGTACACTTTTTTTGAAAAAGGTTTAATTTTCATTAATATATATAGTGTAATATTTTTTTATGAAAGCGTATTGTCCAGATTGTGGTTCAGCTACAGAGTACTCATTAGAGAAGCCTAAATTTTGTGCTTCTTGCGGTAGCTCTTTTTCTATTGCGTCTTCCGCGCCAAGTAAAAAGATTTTTAAAACTCCTGCTAAAGTTGTTAAGTCAAAACCTAAAGTGGAGTTTATGGAAGAGGAAGAGGAGTCTTTTAACATTCCTCAGATAGATAAGCTGGATGTAAGCTTTACATCGTCTTCATTTGCTAAATCAAATAAGCTGGGTGACATTGTAGGGTCTAACGTCGATGGTGATCGAGAAGAGTTTATCAGAGAAAAAGATACTTCTTATTCTCTGGAAAGCTTCGAACAGGACTTCATGAGGGATGCAGGGAGTTCACGTAGACCGGATGCCGAAAGCTAAAATAAAATTTGAAGATTATATTGAACAGATAGATGCAGAGATAAAAAAAAGAAGATCCAAGTGGAATTTAACAGCGCTTTCTTGGATGGACTTTGATGACGTATCTCAAATCCTGAGGATTCATATTTTTAAAAAGTGGCATTTGTATGATACAAAAAAGCCCCTTAATCCTTGGATCAATAGAATTATATCTAATCAGATAAAAAATCTCATACGTAACAACTATGGTAACTATTGTCGACCTTGTTTAAAATGTGCGGCAGCAGAGGCGGGGGACTTATGTTACATATACGGTAAACAAAGTGAGGCGTGCCCTTTGTTTGCAAATTGGTCTAGGACTAAAAAACAAGCCTATAACGCCAAGCTTCCCGTATCAATAAACGATCACACTTACGAAATAAACTCTACAGAGTATAGCGATATAGACATCTTAGGCGTTATGGATAGAATTAGCGCGAAGATGAAAGAAGTTTTAAAACCCGCCGAATGGAAAATTTACCAAGCTCTCTATATAGAACATATGTCAGAGGAAGACGCTGCTACCTTGATGGGGTACAAGACTAATGAAAAAAATAGAGTTCCCGGCTATAAGCAAATCAAGAATGTAAAAAAAGCTATAATTAAAAAAGTCAAACGGATGCTGGAAGATGGAGAGATAGAAATCTTATGAGCTCTAAAAATGTAAAACTTACTGAAGATCAAGAACTTGCGATCCTTGAAGAGTGGAACAAGAGAAATGAACCACCATACATCTCTGAATTAATTGAGTTAGCGTTTCCTGATATCCCCGATGAGAGAAAAAATGGAAGGTCAAAAGAGGGGAGAGCAGTAAAAGAGTTTTTGGCAAGAAAAAGCTTAGAGGCGCGGGTTACTAGCAAGCATTATCCAAAAGAAAGAACAGAGCTAACAGAAGATCAAAAAGAATTTATATACAATAACTGCGGGGCTATGAGGCCCATGGAGCTCGCTAAAGTAGTTTTTGATGATCCAAAAATTTCCTCTTTAGACCTAAGGTATAAAGTACTTATAGAATACTATAACACAATCGATAACAAGGTCAAGTACTCAGATATAACAAATGAAGATGCATCTGTAGAAGGTGGGTATGCCCCACCAAAATCCGAAAGTAGAGCTTTAGTTAGAGTTAATAAATATGTTCATAACGGAATCAACAAAGACAAGTTAACGTCTAAGGATAAAAAAAATTTATCAACCTTGATTGGTTATATGCATACTTACAGGTTTCTTCATCAAATAGGTACTTACGGTATAGAAACAGATAGAGAGTTATTTGAGAGTAGTTTTGTTAGATATACTTGGGACAAAGATGATTTAACCCAAGAAGAAGTAGATCAATATATTGTGCTTTCAGCCGAGGTGGTAATTGCTTCCAACATTCAACGCCGAGTAGAAAGGCTCCAAACCTTGCTGGATCAAAACGCAGAAGATACAGAAGGGCGTAAGATGGCTATGAGTTTGGTCGAAGCTATTAATACGGCGCAAACTGAATACAACCAGTGCGTAAACAGACAGACGAAACTTCTTAACGAACTTAAAGAAAAAAGAAGCCAGAGGATGAGTAAGATGATGCAAGACTCTGCTTCGATTTTAAATTTAGTGGAACTTTGGAAAGATGAAGAATCTAGAAATAAAATGATTAAACTTGCCGATTTAAGGCGGCAAAATATTTCCTCTGAGATTGAAAGATTGAGTAGTATGGAGGAAATCAAATCTAGAATCTTGGGGATAAGTGAAGAAGAAATTTTAAATGGCTAGTTGTAAAATATGTGGAAAAGAGTTTGAGAAAGATAAAGGGCTTCACTTGCATCTGAAGGCTCATAAAATTTCTGTTAAAGACTATTATCAAAAGTATTATCCTCGGTATGATTTACATACAAAAGATTTAATAAAATTTAAGAACAAAGAACAGTATTTCTCGGCTGACTTCAATAATAAATCTAATTTAAAATATTGGCTTAAAAAAGCTCCAATAAAAAAAGCGCAAGAATACTGTCGAGACCTTTTGGAAAAAAGGCGCAAAGAAAAAAATATTGAGTACGCTCCCACTGAGGTTGAGTTAAGAACATTACCTTTGCCTCCTATTCCATACTATGAAGTTATATTTGGAGACTACTATAAACTATGCGAAGATATAGGTTTAAAAAATAAATTGTCTCCGCTGCCTAAGAACATGCAGTTTGAAGAGAATTATACGAAAGATCATTTAATTTATATAGACTCTCGAGAGCAGAAGCCTCTAAATATCTCGGATTTTCCAACAGAAGTTAAAGGGTTGAAGTTTGGAGATTACTGCTTAAACGATAAAAGTAAAACTCATAATACTTACATAGAAAGAAAGTCTGTTCCCGATTTAATTGGCACTCTAAGCTCGGGGTTGGAAAGGTTTAAGAATGAAATAAACAGAGCAGCCGAAGAGGAAGCTTATATGGTTATCTTAGTGGAAAGGAAGCTTGAAGAGTGCTTAGCTTTTAATAGATTATCTCACGTCTACAAAAAAAATACAAGAGTAACCCCAGACTTTATTTTTCACAATGTTCGAGATCTTATACAAGAATTTCCCCACATTCAGTTTCTATTTGCTAACGGTAGAAAAGAGTGCGTAAGGATAGTAAAAAAACTTTTATTGTCTGACGTTTTAAAAGATAAATTTGATTTACAGTTAGCTTATGATTTAAAATTATTATAATGTGGTTCTGTCCAGAAAAATATAACACGACTTTACCAAACTTAAATGAAGAGTTTTCAAAACTCGAAGGAGAGTTGGGAAATAAGCAAGCTAAAATCAGCTTGGCTAAATTTTTGCGTCAGAACTTGGGGTTTACAACGGAGCTGCTATCTGGGATTAAACTGGCTCCTTTTCAAGAAATAACCCTTAAAGCTTTCTTCAATAGAAACTTTAACATGTGCGTGTGGGGTCGTGGCTGTGGTAAAAGTTTCATAGCTGCTGTTTACTGCTTCCTTCAATGTATATTTGAGCCGCGTACTAAAATTTTGATTGCTGGCCCTACCTTTCGTACCGCAAGATTTATCTTCAATAATATAGAAAAGATTGTAGAGACTAAAGAGGCGACGATGCTTGCTCAAGCTTTCGGCGCTAAATCTAAACGCAACGATCAGTTTGAATGGAAGATAAACGGAGGTACAATTACAGCCATTCCCCTTAGCGGAGAAAAGATTCGTGGTTTCCGCGCTAACATTCTAGTTCTTGATGAGTTTTTGTTACTTCCAGAAGAGACTATTAAAACTGTGTTGATGCCGTTCTTGGTTGCTCCGCAAGATATGGCGGAAAGAATTAAGATTAGGGAAATGGAGGACGAGTTAATATCTAAAGGCA